GTGAAAAAGCGGTTCAAACTTTTTCAAAACACCCCCTACCGGTCAAGGTTTCCGGCGCTCGATTTCCCGCTGCGTTTCGATAGCGTGGCAGCTTTCACATAAAACAATCAAGTTTGATTCATCAAGAAACCTTTCGGGGTTCTTGCGAACTGGTTCTATATGATGTACATGCAACTTAACGTTTGAAGCTCCACACTTAGCGCAATAGTTGTGCTCTGCTAAAACTTTAGCACGTAGTTTTCGCCACTCTGGGTTGCTGTAATCAGCGTACCGAGTAGCATTCTTAAAAGCATTTTCTTTGCGCTTCTGTTCTGCAAGTAATTGATGTTCGGGGCAGTAATAAGGATGTATGATTGCAAGCTTATTACAGCCCGGATAACCACAAAGCTTTAGTTTCAATTGTTTGCCTTTTTATTTTTAGGAATTGCAACTGGAACAATAAGCCCGGCGATAATAACAACAAGGCCGAAAACAGCAGTAATAATTGTCTTTACTGTATCTTCTGCTACACCCGCAAAGCCCAGCACAAAAGCGCCAAGCCCAACCAGAATAATAGAAAGCCATACAACCCATGTCTTAACGGATGGGTCGCGCTTCTCATACATGCCGGCAACTGCAAGGCCCGCACCAAACATGGTGATTGCATAACCTAAAACGTCAGCAAGCGGGAACTTTGCAAAGTTTGAAATAATAACACCGGCAATCAAAACGATTAAGCCGATAATCAAAAGAACGCGTTTTTTCATTCTTCTTCTACTCCTTGTACGTCTACTGCGTACCGAACAATTTTTTTCCAATACCATAAAGGCATTGAAACTTTATCTGTATTCACGTCATACGTGACAATCAGATTTCCTTCTGTGTCGTAAGGCTCCGGGAATTGCGGGGCTTCACTTGTTTTGTTTACCTTTGAGCTTTGACAAGACGTTAATTGTAGCGTCAAAATCAGCGCTGCTATTGCCAGTTTCAAAGCTTTCTTTTGCTTCGTTGTTGATTTTGTGCTGATGTTCATTCTGCTTTATTTCCTCTTCTTTTTTCTTGTTTTCTTTTTTCAGGCGTTTATTGTCTGCGACAAGCCAGCAAGAACCGATTGCAAGAAGCGTAATGATTACACAAAAAAGAATTGCAATAACTATTCCGAAAATCTTAATCATTGGCGGGCTTCCTGAACTTATCAAGCGCAATGTTTACATCAATTGTTGTGAACAGCGCAACGAACGTGCCGGAAACTGTGCAAAGCTCCGATATTTCGCAATTAGGAAAAACGCCGATCCATTTAAGAACGGCACCAACTAAAAGAATTCCGCCTGCTACAATCTTTGCAAGCAAGGAAACTGTTTTTGCTTTCAAACCTGTTTCTTTTTTTTCTTCTGTCTGCTCTTCCATGTTATGCCGCCTTTACAAGTTTTATAATTCTTGCAGTTACCGGACGTCCGTTTGTCAAACAATTTGAATGAAGCTTTGAGTTGAATTTTACTTTTCCGTATTCAACGCCCACCCAGTGCCCTTCTTCTTCACTTGTCAGTGAAAAAAGAACGGCGCAACGTTCAACGTCTGCCAGTTCTTCAAGACTTCTGATTTTACGTTTTTCAACTATGTATTTATTGCCTGTTAAAGATTCAAGAAAGGGTTCTGCAAGAACTTTGCATTCGTCGGTAATATTACCGCGTCGCATGTTGTCAGATACGATTTTTATAGCTTCCCCGTTTTCTGGGTCCAAGTGAACGCACCACATATAAGTAAAAGCAAGGCAAGCGGCTTTTCCTATCATAGAACAACGATTTGCTATGCTGTCGGCTAAATCCTGCGGATATTTCATCAGCTTATACGCTCCTTGATGTACATAATTGCAGTTTTAATTTCTGCAATATCAACTTTTAATTCGTTGAGTTCTGGAAGCATTGCTTTTTCAACGCTTCCTTCAAGCTCAACAATCCGTTTTTCGTGGTCTTTGATTGTCTGCGACTGTCCGCCGGCCTTCCAGATTAAAGCACCTATCGGAATGCAAAAAACCACGGCTTCAATTCCCATGTATAGGAACTGCACTTTATCCATTGTTTTACCTCTCTATAAGTAATAGTCACTTTTAGAAAGGCAAAACAATTTTTCTGTAAACTGCCGGCACAAGGCCGACAGATTTACAGATTCTGGATCAGGAAAGCGAAACGAACCCCGTTGTAGCTATCGTCAGCCGAAGTGTAGCGGGCACTCCCGTAGCCGGTGCAGTTGCAGAAAATCGCAGATTCAAACTTTGTCGGTGTTGAAAGCCACCACCAGCGCGAATAATCTTCGTCTTTATCAAAAGCGATTCTGAGATTTCCTTTCTTAAAGTATTTCAACTGCTCGTCAGTACAAGCGGCAAATTCTTCAAAATCAGAAGCCCCGAAAACTTCACCAACAGAAAGCAAACGAACTTCTTTTACAGTCGGCGTTTCAAACCATGTTTCCATTTCCTTAAAAATACCGGCAAGCACTTCTTTAACTTCATTGTCCAGATACTGTGCAAGCTCTGTTTTTGCATACTCTTTACATCCGTTTGTATCTATTGGGCCGTCGAAAATAACACGGTCCATAACAAACAGCATTTCTTTTTCTGTTTTCTGAATCAGTGTTGCAGATTCTTTCTTGCACTCAACAGCCGGAAATAAACCTTCTTTTCCTGGTAAGTTAAACGAAAGTTTGATTTTGTCGCCTACGTTCAACTTAAAGCCGTTTTCTCTCAATTTCTGAAAGTCCTTTTTTGTTGAATAAGTTGTTTTGATTTTCATTGTTCCACCTCTCTAAATATTTTCATTTCTAATTGTTGCGCTATGTAATATTCAAGCCGCGCCCCTTTGGATTCTTCCCAGTCTTTCAAAAGAAAAATTGCGTCGCATTCCATAAGCCCCGCAATATCTTTTCTCATGTACCAGGTCCACGACTTGCCCGTGTCTTCCTGTTCAGCTGGATTCAAAACTTCAAACCCAGCCGAAAGAAGGATGTTTTCCGCATTTCTAAACTTCTGTTTATAGTTTGCGTCGCCTGTTATTTTTCCGCTGATGTAAACTTTCATTTTTCAAGCTCCTATCCGCAAACAAGCGTAATTTCGTTTTCAACATCCGCGCCAGTTGCTTTATCTTCTGTGTAGCGTATGTGGTAACATACGTCTGATTCTGGGCACGATATGTAAATAACCGCGTCGTCGTCTAAGCCTTCAAGCTCTTTTAAAAGTTCGCCTTTTGTCATAGCCCCTCGCTGTATTCGTCGCCGCCGTAATAGGCCGCCGGTTCATCATCCTGCATTTGTGCGGGCGTTTTGTTTTTCGGGCTGTTCAGGTTCCCGATTGCCGTTTTGCAGATGGTGCAATAGTCCACGTGTAAATCAAGCAAAAAGCCTTCTTTCCACTCCGTTTCTTTTTTACATTTTTCACAATATCGTTTCATGTTTATAAATCCTCATTCTGGCTTTCAATTATTGCGGTCAGTTCCTTTTCAGAAACAAAGTCCACAAGTCCATCACATTTGCGCTTATAATCAAGCACATGTTTTACGGCGTACCAGATTTGCAGCGGAAAATCTGCTTCTATCCGGTAGCCTGGGCGGGTTCGGTAACGCCTTAATAAATACATTACGGCTTCGGCCCGTTTGTCTTCCCACTGTTCTTTTGAAAAGTGGATGTTTCGCTGTTTGCAACCATGCGCAAGCATACGCCCGGCCGTTGCCGATGTAAGCTCCCACAAGTTGCCCCATGCTTCCTGGCTTCCATTCACAAGAAAGTCATACTGATAATTCAGAAGCCTTTCATTGTCATTTTGCGGGGCGTCAAAGTGCGGAAGGTTTACAGCACTTTCAATGGTCTGTCGTGCCGTTTCTTTTCCGACTTCTTGAATTCGCTTGTTACGTGATAAGCCTTGCATTCTTTGCACCAGTATTTCCGAATTGGTCTTTTGTCTCTGTGGAATGTAGAACGGTGCCGGTTTTTTTTGGCAAGGTTAAGCACTCTTCCAGCTTCTGCAAGTGAATAGCATTTTTTACCACATCCCATATCATGCCCGGTGTGACAATCGCCAGTCGGGAATCTTTGTCATATCTGCAACAATTGCGTTTTGCAAAACCCTAGACATGGCCGCCGAACCTAAGATTCTGGAAAACTCTTCAAAGCTGCAGTTTGTACACATCGCAATTGCTTTTCCTTTGCTCTTGCGCTTGTCGATAATTGCAAACAAGCCCGAACTTTCGCCAGCTGTAGAAAGCGGATCACGCCCGATTTCGTCAATTACGAATAAATCTGAATTGCAGTATTCGTTTATAACGTCGTCGTAAGTTTCCATACTGCGAAAGTTTATTGTTTCCATAAGCCTTGAACTGATGGAACGTGACAAGATGTAACGCCCCGAAAAATATTCTTGATAGTCTTCGTTCCAGGTCTTTTTTACAGAATGTAACACCATGTTTAAGCAAGCTGTTACAAGGTGAGTTTTACCCGCGCCCGGATTGCCATATAAAACAAGTGCGCAGTATTGGCCCGCAGCTACTTTCTTTGCGAAGTCGTAAACGGCGGAAAGTGCCTTTTTCTGTTCGGTAGTAGTTGCCTGATAGTTTTGAAACGTGTTTGTTTTTGCGTCTTCGTTGATTCCGCACCCGAAAAAAGCGTTGTCACGGTCTTTTTTGATTTCGGCGCGGCGCGCAAGTTCTATTTCTCTGTCTCTCTGTTCCAGCTCTTCGCTTGTGATTCCTTCCAGAAGCGAAAAAGCGGGCAGTTTAGAAAACGATTTTGTCTTCTTCCAGTTCTGCATTATTTACCCCCTGTATTTCTGCAAGATTGGATTCTATGTCGGTTTCTGTTACCGGCGCGGTATAGTTTTGAAGAACCTGTGATGATGTATCACTTGAAATTCTTGTACTTCCGGGGCGTGCATATATGCTGTCATTCTTCGCCCAGTTACGAACGGCAGCTTTCCAGTCTTTCATCGGTGACACGCCGACTTTCCAGCCTTTCGATTCGTAATAATTAAAGAACCTGTCTACATCAATGTTTATGTTTTTTTCAAAACAGAATTCGCGTATTTCTTCAAGTTCAGGTTTTACAAATCTTTTTCTTATGGGTGCTGGTTCGGGCGCCGGCTCTGCCGGTGTTTCTGCAACAGATACACACTCAACATCATTAACAGACACATTAACAGAATCATTAACAGATACACTGTCCGCACGGTCTCCGTTCGGCTTTTCTGTTTCTGTTGTGTTTTCCGTTCGGTGTCCGTTCGGTGTCCGTTCGGTGTCCGTTCGGTTTTCAGTCGGCGCGGTTGATTTTGCACCGGTTGCCGTTCGGTTTCTGTTCTGTTTAAGGTTTGAAACCTTTCTTTCGTAAGCTGAAACGTCGTCGTCGATTCGGCGCTTGATTTTAAGCCATACAGTCAATTCAAGCCCCGAAAGCTCCGGTTCGGTTTCGTTTATTCCATATTCATAGATATAGCGAATAAAAGCGCCTTTCAGGTCTTCCGGCAAGTCTTCGATATATTCAGCATGTAAAACGAACGATTCACGCATTTTCTACCGCCTTAGAAAGCAATTTATTGATGTATGCAACGCCTTTTTGAAAAACAACGGTTTTAAGACTTATTTTTGTTTCTCCGTTCGGTGTAACATACTTGCTTTCTATAACGCGGAAATATCCGGCGTCGATGTATTTCTGATATGGAATATTGTTTGACTGTAAAACGTTGCTGTTTCGCAAGAATTCAAACAAGCGGTTGCGCCCGATGTTCTTATTAAGAACTTTTGCACATTCGCCGATCTCGATAGTGTCTTTTGAAGAACAAAGCTGATAAGCGAAGTTTGCTGCCGGTTCCAGGCGTGAAACCTTGCTTTGTAATTCCTCAATCATTTCTGCTTGAATCTGCATTGCCTGTTGAATAATCAGCTGGCGTTCAAGGTTTGTTTTCGGTGTAAGCGCATTAACCTTGCTATGGTTTTCGATTTCAAGCTTAATGGCGGTTGTCTGCGCTTCATCAAATAACATTGTGTGACTGCTTCCGCTTCGTTCGACATCCATGTCGAGCGATAAGGCGGCACGCTGTACGGTCTTTACATCTACGCCCAGAATGTCTGCTACTTCCTTTGTAGTCATTTTCTGTTTTGCGCCCAGAACCGCTGCAACTTCTTTTGAAGTCTTTTCTTCTTGTTCTGCGCTCACTACTGGGCTAAGTTCTATTTTTGGATATTCGTTCATAGTTTTTACACCTCTTCGATATTGATTTTGTATAAGTGCCACATAAGCCGTTTTTTAAGTTTGTAAACTGCTGTTTTTACGCCTTTTACATCCTCAACGTGTTGCACCCCGTCTTTTACTGTCAGGTAGACAAAATCAGCAAGATAAACAGCTGCACGCAGTTTCTTTTTGTCCGCGCCGACTTCCGCCGGAATCAGTTCAAAGGGTACCTGCAAGCGCAACTGTGAAATTTCACCTTTCTTTTCCAGAAGCTTTAATTCACAATAGCGCTGTGCTTCCTTTTGACTGTCAAAAACGATGTTTTCAATTCGTATTTTGCGACTGTGGTATTTGCTCATTCTGTGTAAGTCTCCTTGAAAGCTCGTTTTTAATAACCGTGATAAGTTCCTGTGCCGTGTACTGCTCTATACGGGTTGCCCCGTAAGCTTTCTTTTCATCCAGTGTGAAAACCGGCGTTCCATCCGCACGCTTTGCAGATAAAAGATTTTTAATTTCTTTTATCTCTTCTTCTGTGCTCGCTCCGCCTTTAAGGTCCAGCGGTGGCGGTGTCAGCTGTGAAGCTTTCTGCATTCCCAGTTGTTCAGGCGTTGCCCCTTCCGGCGTCTGCATAGGAAGGGCGGCTTGCTCTGGTGTCTGTGGGGCTTCTAACTGCTTTTCAGGTTGAACCGCGCCAAGCATTACACCTTCCGGCATTTCTTCTTTTGTATAAGGCATTCCCGCCAGTTCATCAGGAAAGCACAAGCGGAAGCCCTGCGAAATACACGCCTTTTCACACATGAAAGCGGGCATTTTGCGCCACAATCTCGACAAGTTCCCGTCCGGCGTGTACTGTGCAACCTCATTGAAGCGCACTGAATGCCGAAAGGGTTTTTCCCAGTCTTTGCGGTAAATGGTTACTGTTGAAACCATCTGCCCGCCGCTGTTTGTGGATGATACTTCCCAGCCGTTGAGCTTTCCCGAACGTTCAGCACGTTTGATGTAAACCATATAACCTGTAACGCACTTAAAAACCGGGCCTTCCTTTGTGTTGTACGAAATAGCGTGTATTTCGTTTAAGAAAGGGTTTAGTTTCATAGCGGCGGCAATTTCAATAAACTGTGTCTGGAACTGCTCCGGGATGTTTAAGCCCATAGATTTTAAGTAGGAAAGGGCAAGTTCTTTCGGATTCTGCACAACTTCCGGGGCGGTTGTTGTTTCTTCTTCTGTTGATATAATTTCTAAACCTTCCATTATGCCACCTCTGCAAGTTTTACATGTTTTTTCACATACTTTAATAAATCCGGCTTGTCTCTAAGCCATGTTGTAAATACGTGCTGTACTTCTTCTGGCGGCTTTGAACCTTCCGGCGTTCCTGAATGTTCGTCGGCGTAAAACTGCCCGATTCTGTTCTTTGCGAAAAGCTCTGCGGTTGCAACCGGGATTCCGTCTTTCTGAATAAAAACAAGAATTTCTTCCTGCTTAGCCATTTTTTTATAATAGGAACATCGAACAATACATTGATGTAAAGCTTTTGCCTGCTTTTCCCATTCCTGCATGTTGTCGGTAAATATGATTTCATATCCGCCGTAAACACCGCCGAAACTCTGCAAAACTTCGCAAGTTTTTTTCAGGTTTTCAAACATGTTCTTTTCAAGTGCTGCAAGTCGCTTTTTCTCTGCAAGCTTGCGTGCTTCTTCAATGGCGTTGCATTCCCTTAAAACTTTTGCATGTGCTTTGTTCAGATCAGACGGAAAAGCCCAGTATTCCTGGCGGATGTTGTGCCCCGCAGATTTCGCCATTTTGCGATAATCGCAATAAGTCGCCCACATAGAATGGCCGGCATAACCTTTGCGCTTAAAATAGCGGTAAACCGGAACACCCATTGTAGCTGTATAACATTCGCTTTTGAAATTTTCGTAATCTCTGAATTCATCCATTGTCATTTTGTATTTGATAATGTTCTGAATCTGTCTAAGGGTGTAACCGCCGGCGTTTGTTTTGTGTTGTAAAATCCATTTTGAAATTTCACGACGTTTCTTTTCTGAAAGTTTCCAGAAGCTTTTTGAAAAAGCGATATTGTCGCAATGCAGCGCAAACAAATATTCTGCTTCCGGGTGTTCTTTCCAAACCTGCAAAGCTTCAAAAATAACCGGCAGTGTTCCTGTCATGTAGTAAAGTTCACCGCGCCACTTTTTGAGCGTGTACACAAAATCAGGATATTTTTTCAAAATAAGGTTAATATCTCCGATGTGGTTTAAGTTTCCTCGCTCATATCCGACATGGTTTATAGTACATTCGCCCCAGTCTTCTACTATGTAGTGGTTGTCTGCACGTTCGCCATAATAAGAACGGGCGTAAGCTCCGGGATAGGTGATTGAATAACCGCCATTACATGACAAGTAAAGGTTTCGGCACTCTTTTTTCCCGCTTTCGTAAACTCTGAAAAAGTCAAAATACTGATCCAGTCGTTTATTATATGCAGTAACTACAAGGCGCAGTTCCCCGAAATAGTTTTCTATGGCGTAGTAATAGCTGTCTATTCGCATTTGTCCGCCCCCTGTTCTTCTGGTGGTAAATCGTCAAACAAGCTGCCCTGGAACAGCTCCCAGCCGTTGGCTTCTGCTTTTGTCTGTTTCTTCGGCTTTTTCTGCTTTATAACGGTTGCGTCGCGGGCTTCTACTTCGATTTCGTCTTTTATGCGCTTGTCTGCGCCCTTGTCGATTTCAGGCTTTGCGTTTTCGTCTTCCATGTCTCCATAGAAAAAGTCACGCGCCCATTTGAAAACAACCGAGCTTTCAACCATTGCCATATTATTTGAAGCAAGTTTTCTGGCGCGGTTATTGATGTATTTTCCGCATTCATCAAGCTTCTTTTCGTCGTAAACTTCTTTTAATGCGGGGTCTGTTTCTATAGCAATATCGAAATACTGCTTTAATGTTTGTGCAAGTGATGTCATTTTGATTTCTCCTAAAATGGAATGTCTTCCGGGTAGTCGTCGTTGTTGAATAACGACGGGTCGGGCGCTGGTGTTGCCGGCGCGGTCTGTGGTGGTGTAACCTGATTTTGTGGTATGGCACTGAATTGCGCTCCGTTTCCCCCGTTTGAGCTGTTCGGATTTTCCGAACTGTTCCCGCCCAGAAGCTGCAATTCTTCAACTTCAATTTTGATTCTGGAAAACTTCTGTCCGTCTTTTTCCCAGCGGTCCTGTTTAAGGTGTCCGGCAATTAAAATCATTTTGCCTTTTGTAAGATAAGGCTTAAGATTTTCCGCCATTCTGCCGTAAATATTACCGTCAAAATATGAAACTTCTGTTTCCCAGTTGTCTTGTTTTTTGACACTGCGATTGCTTGCAAGTGAGACGGCAGCAATTGCAGTTCCTGTTGTCGTGTATTTTAAGTCAGCGTCGCGGGTCAGGCGTCCTATAAGCGTGACTTTGTTATAATCATTACTAGGCATTAAGTAATTCCCCCTTAACATTGTGTGTGTTCATGTATTCAGCTTTCTTGTTCTTCCAGTAAAGAACGTCGCCTGCATGAAGTCTTCTTTCTTCTTCCGTTTTGGCATAGATTGCCGCAAGGGTTGAAGCGTCGATGTTGTCCTGGATCATTTCATAATTCATTTTGTCTTCTCCTGTTTTTCTTTGGTTTGTAAAGCCACTTCTTTTGCAAGTTAGGCTTTCTGCAATTCATTTGAATAATAAGTACCTCGTAACCTTCCAGCGTCCAGATGTCGTACAGCTCGCAAGCGATTTTGTAACTTACGTTTATAGTCTGCACAACAAACTTTCCGGCAAGTGGTCCGCTTTTGTACTTAACAGACACGCGGTAAGTTTTCTTCATTGTTGCCCCGCAATCTAGCCAGTTTTTGAACAAAACCTTCGCGTGCATTCATCAAAAAGATGTATTCATTTTCTAAACATCCGCCAGCGTCTTCGACTTCCTTTTTAATTTTGTTGAACTTTTCAAAAGTCAATTCGTGGTTCGGAATGTCTTTTGAAAGGTTCCATTTCGGGAAACGGTCTAAAAGCTTGTTAATCCGGCGGATGTGCCACAAGTAATGTTTTTCTAAGCGATTTACTTTTTTCATGCAGTTACCCCCATTGCTTCGCGGTAATCATCATCAAGCTGTTTCGGGTCGTCTTCAAAAGCTGCAAACTCGTTGTTTTCGTCATATCCGAAATAAACGCTTTTTCCCTGCGGAATGATAGGGGCAAGGTGAGACTTAACCGAAATTGTGGCAACTCCCAGCTTACGTTCATTGTCAGGCTTAAAATCAACAGTCAGCACAACTTTTCTTTTCTGTGTTGCGCTGGTGTTTTCGTCTTCGATGTTAGACATTACTTTTTTCAGTTCTTCGTTGAACATGTCTAAGGCCATTCCACCGTTAAGGGTGGCTAGTTCAATTTTTGTAGACATTAAAATTAAACTCCTTCTAATTTTTATTTGTTCGCGGCAACGCCGTTTAATTGAACACTGTTTTTACGTCTGTTACTTTGGATTTGAATTCTTCTTTTGAAAGATGGAAGGTCATAAAGCCGTCAAAATCTACGGCATAAAAGCTTTCTTTTGTTTCCCAGATTCCGGCAATCTGGCCGGTGTATTTGATTTCTTTTCCGTTTTCGTCTGTGTAGCTGTCGTGAAGCAAGCCGGCGTAAACAACTTTCTTTTTAGGCATTGTGTTTTCTCCTTGTGTGAAGCAAAACAAAAAACCCCAGGATGTTCGGTTTCCTGGGGTCTCTTGATTGCTTCACTTGCTAGTCGCTAAGAAAACAAAGCGACTAAGCAACCGAACACAACTTAGTAGCTCTGTTGCCTTTAACTTTATAACAAGTTGATTACAATGTCAAGAACTTTTTAAAAAGTAAAGAAAAATAATTTGTCTGCCGATAGTTATTGCGGTATGAATGAAGCAATGAGACAGAAGAAAGCTTTATATATTCCTCAATTCGTGGCCGGTAAAATTACAAACAAACAGTGTGCCGCACTTATCGGAATTTCTACCGTGTCCGTTTCAAGAATAAAGAAACGCTATCTGCTTAAAGGTGACGGGGCTTTTATCCACGGGCACACGGGCAAGCCGTCACATAACCGCAAGTTTAGCGTAAATGATAAAAAATATATAGTGGGTTTATATAAAAAATATTTTCCTTACGCTCCATTTGAAATATTTTTAGAAACACTTCAAAGCGATTTCAAAATAAACGTTTCCTATACTTCAATTTACACAATGTTAGACGGTGCCGGCATGATGTCGCCGAAAGCTCACAAGCCTATTAAAGAAAAGAAAAAGCATTTACCGCGCCCGGAACGTCCACACGAAGGCGAACTTGTGCAGCTGGACGGGTGCAAGCATGACTGGTTTATGAACGGCCATTATACCTGTATACATGGATGTATAGACGACGCAACGCACAAAGCAACGTCGCTTTATATGATGGAAAACGAATGTTTAATGGGTTATCAGCAAAACATCCGGCAAACTTACGAATTAACCGGCGGTTTCCCAGAAGCGGCGTACACCGACAGAAGCGAAATATTTTTTGTTACAAAAGAAAGCCTGAATAAAATAACGATAGAAGAACAGCTGCAAGGATATGAAAAACGACAGACGCAATGGCAGAAAATGTGCAAGGAATTGAACGTCAAAACAATTGCTGCCCTGTCTCCACAAGCGAAAGGCAGAATAGAAAGGTTATGGGAAACGCTGCAAGGCCGGCTTCCTTATCTGTTCAGGTATTACGGCATAGATACGATAGACAAAGCAAACGACTTTTTGCGGGAATATCTGCCACGCTTTAACGCTCTGTTTTCGATTGAAGCTCGCGAAAGTGTCAAACGGTGGTACTGTAAACAAGTTGATGATGTTGAACTGCTCTTTTCTGTTAAGTCGGAACATACAGCGAAAGCGAACGGAACCTTTGTTTATCACGGCGAAAAGTTCCGTGTAAATCTGCCATTCAAAAAGTTTACGCTTTGCGTGTCTCCTACAATCGGCGTAAAGGCTTTTTATAATGGCAGATATTACGATGTAGAACTTGCCGAACCTCTGCAAGATACAATTTCGGATTCTATGCCGATAGTTGAAAAAGAGTTGATCCGGCGGTATTTCTACCGCGACGGGCATTCTAATCTTGCAGAAGTCAGGTAATTACAAAGCTTCGTATTCTGCGCGAAGCTCTGCAATTGCGCTTTCGATTTCCTGTAATTTGTTCAGGTCCTCTTCTGTGGCAATGTTGAGCGCAACGGCACGGCTTGCCCGCAAGCCTTTGTTTTCGATTTCTGCAATTTCGCGTCTTATCTGTTCTTTGCGCTCTGCTGCGTGCTCTGCGTCTTTCTGTTCCTGGCTCTTTCCCAGCACAATAGAACCGTTTACAAGACGTGCTGTGCTCTCATATTCGGTGTACCATTCATCAAGCGTGCAGCTTGTTTTCGGCTTTGTTGTGTAGCCATCTTTTTTTGCTTCTTCCGGGTCGGTGTTGAAATAAACGCTGTTTCCGTCTGTTGATTTCCAGAAATAAATCATTGCTTCTTCATTCATAGATTTTTACCCCTCTATAAATAGTTTGTTGTATAATTTATCAGTATTTTTAAGTAGCGTTTTACTGTCAAAATACTGCATAAACCCGCGCCATGAGCTGTAAAACTCCGCGATCTGTTTTCGGTCAAGTTCGCCTTCATCAAGTTTCTTTCTGAACTTCTTTAATTTTCGCCGTTCGCGTTTTACGCTTTCACGCCCGCCGGATTTTATTATTTTCCCGGTTCTTCCGAACTTATAACGGCAATGCAGAAAATCAACGCCGTGTTTAATAGGCGTGATTCTCGTTTTCTTTTGATTCAGGCGGATTTTGTATTTTTCACAAAGCTTTGAAATTTCTTTTAAGGCGTTTTGCAGTTCTTCTTTTGAGTTACACAAAATATAAGAATCGTCCATATAGCGCCCATAAAAACGCATTCTTAATTTTTCTTTTATGAAGTGGTCTATTTTATTCGGAAAGAAAACTGCTAAAATTTGCGAAACCTGGCTACCTAAGCCCAGCCCCACCGGTCCGAACTCCTGAACATAATATTTTGTCAGCGCTAAAAGCGTTTTATCTTTTATCTGTTCAGAAAGCATTTGAAATAGGGGTGCGCAGATGTTCAGATTTCAGACTAGGAAAGCGAAACGAACCCCGGTGTCGCCATAGGAAGCCGAATAGTAGCGGGCATTCCCGCCGATGTCGCAGCTGCAGAAACTCGCAGAATCGTCGGTGCGTGGTGACGCTTCCCACCACCACCAGCGCGAACCGTTCAAGTTTGCAATTCGCTTTTGCGGAAATTCAGAAAACAAAGGCCACTGAACAGAAGTGCCGCTTGAATATCCTTTGTCGTTGCTCCATGCCTGATGGCCGAAAACTTCAACTTCTGTCGGAAGAAAAACTGTTTCAGCAAGCCACGCCCAGTTGCCTTTTGTGTCAAGTAAGCGGTGAACGGTTTTCGGTGTAATTCCGATAGCGTTTACAAGCCCGGTTTTTACCTGGTTGTTTAAGTAAGCGCAAAGCTCGCTTGCAGCATATCCGCCGGCGTTTGTAGCAGTGCTGTTCATTGCTTTTTGTAAAACGCAGTTTTTTGAGATCATCAAAATATGATGTGAAGATGTCGGCGTGTCACCGACATTTAGGTAAGTGTCAAAGCCTGCAATCTCAAAGCGTAAACGCTGGTTACTGTTGGAAATTGCGCTTCCGTCAATTGTCATTGATGATACGTCGATATAGTCGCCAAGTCGCAAGCCGTTGAAGTTTCCGGCGTCTGCACGTGTGCGAAGTGCTGCAAAAGCGGCGGCGGCGTTTGCAGCTCCTAAAACTGTAACAAGATTGCGTCCTACGTCCGGGCGGTTTGGCGAAAGATAGCCTTCCAGCCCTTCTGGTGATGTCTTGTACTGGTCGGCAATTAGAATAGAATCATCCTTTTGCGGCGTTCTTGCCGTTAAGGTAGATACCGGAACAATTCCGGTTATATCATTACTCATAGGTTTTATGCTCCTATAAGTAATAGTCAGTTTTGTTTTAGAATTTTTGCATTTTTTCGAAAATATGTTATAATTTTTGCATGATTTACGCTTTACTTGCAATTATTTGTTTTATTATCGTTGGAATCATCAATAGGAAGATTAAGAAGGCGAAAAAAGAAGAAGAAGGGGTTTCCGCCGACTTAGACGAAATTCTTATTTTTGATACCGAAACAACCGGCATATTTCCAGATTCAGAAGAAATACTTGAACTTGCAGCAATCAACGGACTAGGCGAAGTCTTGTTTCACGAACGCTTCAAGCCTGAAAAGAAAAAGTCATGGCCAAAAGCGCAAGCAATCCACGGAATCAAGCCCGCCGATGTTAAAGACTGTAAGCCGATAAGTGACTATTTACCACAACTTCAAGAAATATTCAGCAAGCCGAAAATTATATGCGGTTATAACGTCAGCTTTGATTTAAAGTTTATTCACGCCGCCGGAATAAAAACAAACGCACCCGGCATTATTGATGTTATGAAACGCTTTGCGGATAGTCGCGGAATCTATGACGAAAAGCACGGCCATAACAAGTGGTTCAAACTTGAAGAAGCTGCAAAATATTACAACTACCAGTTTGAACCACATGGCGCACTTGAAGATTGCAAAGCGACACTGTTTGTGTTTAAGAAGCTGCAAGGCATTGAAGATTAAATCTTTAATTCTTGAAAGCCCGCCGCCGATGTGTTATTTTCGGTCAAAGTAAACTTATTTACTCCGGCTTCGTTAATTATATAATCACTACCCGATTTGTAAATAATTGCAAGCGCATAGTTTCCGCCAGATTCTTTGATACAACACAAACGCGGGTCATAAGATATGCCAAGCATTTTGCAGTATTTCCACCATTCGCCGATTGTATTTCCATAAGCATAAGATTGGTCTTTTTTTCGCGCTGGCGCGTAAAACTGATAGCCTTTGCCCGATTCTATTGTACCGGAAACATACATTCCCCTTGTATTAACTCCCAGCTCTTTTGCGTAATATGAAAATCTTAACTTTCCGGTTAAGTTACTCGGAATTGTTGCTTTGTATATATTGCCGTTTTTTACCGAAATTAACTTTCGTGTATTTGATCCAAACATTGTGCCATTAGAAACACTGCCTATTTCATAATACGTTGTTGCTTCATCCTCAATGTAGTTTCTTTGTAAATAGAAACTTGCGGCGGCGTTACCTGGTGCAACATAATATTTTGAATCGTCGGCACTTACAATATAAATATAAATACGCTTGCAATCTGCATTCTCCCAGTCTATAGATTCCGCAGAACTGTAATTATCAATAAGATTATCAAGTTTCGTTTTAATTGAAGCGCCTGTTTCGTTCACCAAATCTACGGTTATATTAGAATCATTTGAATAAGTTTGACTGTATTCTATCATCGGTTGAAAAGTATCATTGTACAAACAGCAACTATCACCCTGGAAGGTTCCGGCAGATTTGATTTTCCATCCTGAAACCCCGGCTTGATAGTTTGCACTTTGCATGGAACCACCGTTTGCAACTGTTATATTTTGAGTAAACAGCTTATTGATAAACGCGACCTTTGTCGCAAGTTCTTCACAAAATACAGTTACGGCGGAAAGCTTGCGCATTGTCTGTTCAAGTTTTGAATTGTTGGAAACAATTTCATCATCAAGAACCGACATAACGTTGTTGAAACTGTCGCTTATTTCGCCATCGTCGATTGATTCGGCCCACTGGTAACCGTTCCAGCTGTAAACACGGCCTTTTAAGAAAGTGTAAGTAACACCGCCATAAGTTACGCTTGTTGTAGGTCCGCCCCATGTGAAATAGTCGCCTTTGTAGCGTGTACCGCCTGCGCTTAAATAGTCGTTTATTTCTGTTAAAAGTCCTTTGTTAGCTCCGGCTCTTACGGTTGAGTAATTGAAGTAAACCGTAAAATCTTTGTTTTCGCCTGCGTAGTTTAAGTAACCTATAGGCTTGTTTGAATAACCGATAGCATAATTATTAAAACCGATTGCGGTTCCTGTTGTGGCACGGTAGCGGATAACTACCGGGATGTTTCCGCCTTCGTCGATTTTTACACCTTTGAGCGATTCAAAATAGATTGTCTTTCCTTTGATTGTGGCGGCAATCTGTGAACCGTCGTTTCCGATTGAAACAATTGTAAATGGAAGTTCTTCTTCTCCATAAGTCAGATGGATTGTTGCAGCGACTTTTTCGCCCCATGCTTTGCCGGTGTTGTCACAAGTAAAACAGAAGCTTTCAACGTCAAAGCGCACATTGTAAACGGAATCGCCTTTTTCACCCTGCGGGCCTTGTGGTCCGGTTGCGCCTGTGTCTCCCTTGTCGCCTTTTTCGCCTTGCTCTCCCTGTTCGCCCTGTGGTCCTTGTGGCCCCGGAATGCGTACTTCATCGGCAATATCTGCCATTTTCTGCATTATTGCTTCTGGAATAACCGCACCGTCTTCTTTTGGTGTTGTAAGGTTTGTTTGATATTCCGGGATGTCTCCGAACTGAAAGATTGCTGAATTATAATCTTTAAGAAGCAGCTCCCAGCCGTCGGAATTCTGCTTTCGGTTATAAATCATCATTTCATTTGTAACGCGGCTAAACTCTCCGCTTTCGTTCAGATAACCGAAAGAATAAATATTTCCATATTCCGGTATTACATTTATTGCAAGCGGAATAGAAAGTTTGACATTACGTGTCATGCGCTTTGTAGGGTCTGCCGGTTCTACTTCTATGTATAAATGTTCTTTTGCGCTGTCGTTTTGTGCCTGAATAATCAAACCGTAGCGGGCGTTTGAATCTGAAAAATCGCAGAAGTCGGATGTAATAATTTGTTTAAGAAGTCCGCCTTCTACTACTACGCCGTGAATAATTCCGTTTGAAAGTCCTATTCTAAGCTGCTTCATTTGAAGCATGATTTTTGAGTAAAGCGGGTAATAGTCGCCGTCGCGTCCTACCTGAACGGTAATTTCACGCGGTTGCAGCTGTTGTTTTGCAAGAATTCTGTGTGTGTATTTGTAAGCATGTTCAAAGGTTGTTATATACTTTGGCGCATTTTCCACAATAATTTTGTGTTCGCCATAAACTGCGCTTGAATCAACCTTGCCGTTTACTGTCTGGTAGAAAGTATCAACGGCCCAGCTTTCGCGGTTTGTGAAAGTTGTTTTTACTGCATACGGTTTGCGTTCAAAAGTTTTTGTAACTGTTACAGATTTTATGCACTGCTCATTCAAAAGCGCAACCGGCGTGCTTTGTGCCTTTTCTATTGCAAAAGTCCACTTGCCCGTTGCGTCGTCTCTGTACATGGTTGTATTGCATTCAGAAAGAATGCTGTTGAGAATGTCTGCTTTCTTTGAATCGTCTGTTAAAATGCCGTCACAATAGAAGCCGTTCTGTTCACAATAGGTATATACCGCGCCCAGTGCTTCTAAGTCTATTTCATCATCGTTGTAACGTGAATGCGGATGTACATCCGTCGTCATTACTTCAAGAACCCATGAAGCGGGGTTTCTTGTCGGGTATCTGTTTACAGTCCATGCGTCATTGTTCCAGATTCTAGCTTTTCCGTAAGCGTTAATATTTATCTGGTTCAGATTGTCTTTTGTTGATTCATTGGAAATAATACGCAACGCAAGTCGGGTGGTTCTTCCTCTCCACGGTTGCTCTAGCGGTGCACATGTAACAAGGTTATTATCGGTAGACTTTGCCGCGTCGTACTGCCAGCAATTGAGATAACATAAATAGCAAGTTTCCTGTGAATTGCTTTCTTCAAGTGCGGTAATACGTGTCAATCTGATCTGAATATCTTTGCCGACACACTGCGCAGCGGTCAGGGTAACAGTTTTACTAAAACGAACCTGTTTGCGTGAGTTTATGTCACCTGTAACAATGTTTCCGGCGTCGTTCCATGTGCTGCCGTCGTTGCTCCATTCGACTTTTACAGAAACGTTTTTGCTTTTCCATCCGTCGTCGTATCGGCGCAAGCCGTTAAACAAAATGCACACGTCAAACTTATAAGTATTTGTTGCCGCCTGTTTTACTACGGCGTTGTTATAGTCCAATTCATCCGAAAAGCTTGTGCAAGAAACTTTTTCATTTAAGCCGTCAATTACAACTTCATCGGAATATTTGACATCAAGTTTATCAGCCGGATCATAAAATGGGCAATCGTTTTCAAAATAATAAGGGTTTGCCCCTGAATCTTCCAGATAAGAAAACTCTTCAACCTGCCCCGGAATTTCAATTGTTGCATTCGGCTTTTTAATAACCTTTGTACCTATTGAAACGTCCTGAATAAGTGCGTTATTGAATCCGGCAACTAAAACAACGTTCCAGAATTGATTTGCACCGTTTTCGCCTGAAATAGTGTAGTAACCCGCTACAAGCTTATAAGGCACGTCGTAAACGCTACCCATGATATACGGGATATTGTAACCAAGTGCGGTTCGGTTGTTTGCGCCTTTTAAGAATGGAAGCTGTGTCACTTTTTCCGCAAGGGCTTTCGCCTGCTTCTGGGCCTTTTCCATTTCTTCTTGTGCTTTCTGCTGTTCGATTGCAGAATAAACAGTGGCACCGACTGCAACGGCAGCACATACAAGGGAAATTACAGCCATAACAACTGCACCGGTTGCGCCCGGAATAACGCGGATAAACACAATGTCGTTATCTTTCAGAATGTAATCGGGTGCGATCTGTTCGCCTGCATTAAGAATAATACACTGTTCAAGGTCTAATTCCGGGTAAAGCTCATGCGCAAGCTCGTTTACACTGGCATTGCCTTTGATTGTTCTATATTCTTCCGAAAGTCCTTTATATATGTTTAATGTTCCCATTAGATAACCTCGTAAACGTTCGCAAGTTTTAAGTATGATTTACTTGAAGCAAAAGAAGAAATTCTAACCCCCTGGTTTTCGGTTGCGTGAATAAAAGTGTTTTTATCAAGTGCAACTGCAACGTGTAGCCGTTTATCCTGCAAGCCGTAAAATTCAAGAATTACGCCTTCGCTGATTTCGTCCAGCCGTAATTTTTTTACGTTTAGTGTTGGCGCTGTCTTTTCGACTTTGGCACGGTCGAACTTTTCAAGAACCACATCTTTAAGAGTTTTTCCCAGTCGTTTTTCGACTTCGATTGCAAGGCCGTAACAGTCCAGCCCGTTTTTAATATCGCGCCCGAACTCTACAAACGGCACGCCGATTAAATCTGCAACATCTATCATGTGTTCCCCTTGTTCGTTTCCGCGTCGAACTTATAAGGCGGAAAAGTCATTTCTAAGCGGTCGTCGGTTCCAAGTTCAAAGTTTAATTCCATATTCTCTGAATAAGAAACGGTTCCGTAAAAATGAATGTACTGTTTAAGGCGCTGAACTTCGCCACCTTCTGCGATAAGGCCCACAACGTCAAGGCGGTAGTTTTCATCCGCATTTTCTACAAACTCAATCAGGCCGTTATCTGCTCCGCTTATGCGAAGTGTTGCGCCTTTGCCGTTTGAATCCGGCGGGCAATATTCAAAGCTTGCGTGGTGGTAAAGGTTGCCTTCAAAGCTTATGCTTTCGGTGTTGTTTACAAAATAAAGCGTCTGGCAGTTTGCACAAGAAAACTTTAAGAGGAAGGGCAGCGCATACGCTCCGCCGTTGAAGTATCTGTTGAAAATCTGGTATTCGTTTAACTGCATTAGTAAACCTCTTCAAGCTCTAAAGATAAAACCCTGTTTTTTTGTCCTTCGCTCTCGTCTGGTATTTCCTTAAAGCGAAAATATTCTGTTGAATTGCTTGTTCGCTTTAAAGCGGCACAGTGAAAAATGCCGGCACATCCACCCAGCGTGTCTGTAAACCAAGCCCAGAAAGCGTTGCGCTCTGTGGCGGTAACTCCTAAACTGCATTTGAAGTCGAAAACAAAACGGGTGTTTCTTAAAATTGTAACCCTGCGCCCGCTTACATATTCTGTGGTCTGTGTGTTTTCTTCCGGCTTGTTGGTTCCTTTGAAAAACTTTGTATTTACTGTATAAGGCCATTCAACGTATGTCATAAGTACCGCGCCCCCTTCATGCTGGCATTTGCTGATTGCAAAGCGTTGTTATATCCGCCCGACTGCATTGTAGAAGTAACAATTTTATCAACTGTTATTTTAATTTGTCGGTCCTGCTGTAAAGCTGAAACCTGCACTGTATCGCCGGCGTTGTTTTCGATGTTTACCGGCATATTTACGACAACGCCTTTTCCGCCTTCGCCGTTTGCAAGGTCCAAAAACGCCCGCTGTTCAGCCGGATTCAAGATTGCTTCTCCGGCGTTTCCGTTAAAGGCGATTTTGTCGCCGTGGTAAGAATTGCCGGTTAAGAATCCGCCCGTGCTGAATGACGGTGCTTTAGGCTTTGCACCTGCAATGGCTATGAGCTGTGCAGCACCCAAAAGCCCCGCAGTTGTGGCGTTAATCATGTTTACCGGTGGCGTTCCAGAAGCAAGGGCATTTACAACGGCTTGCGCTGCCTGTGCGGTTGCCATTGCAAGATTCATGCTCCATTCAGCCATTTTAATTTTGTATTCCTTCTGGGCCGCTTCTTTGTCGAGCTGGTCTTTTTTCTCTAAGTATTCATCATAAGTGATAATGTCATTATCTAACTGCATTTCAAGCGCTTTTGCGTCTTTTTCGTATTCTCTGTTTGCTTCACTCAATGCAGTTTGTGAAATTTGGCTTATGGAATTAGTAAGGCTCTGCATACTTTCTGTGATTTGAGACATTACAGAATTTACGTTGTCGATTGTTCGTCCGTGCCCGCTTGCGGCGTTTTCTTCCGCTTCCTGAACTTGTGGCAATAAGTCTTTAAGCTCTTTTATCTTTTCGATGTATTCAGCATAAGCGGCGCTTGTGCGATCGAGCGTTTCGGCTTCGATTTCCAGTGCGTCGATTGTCTGCTGGATAGTGTCGGAAAGCTTCACTTCCTGCGGGCCGTTTATAAGCTCGTTTGCACTTTCTTTGAGTTTAAGAACTTTATCGTTCATTTTGTCGAGCTGGTCTTTAATTGCCTTAACCCGTCTTTCTTCTTCCTTTTCTGCTTCAAGGCGGTTTTTCTCCGCTTCTTCCATCTCTGCAAGGTCCGCACTCATTTTCTTTATTTCAGCACGGATTTTTACAGCGGCGGCGCTTGTTGTGTCTCCACCATCTTTTATAAAACGAACGTATGCTTCAAGCTTTGTGTTAAGCATTTTGCGCAGCTCGTCTTCTTGTGTAATCTGTTCGCCGGCCTGCTTACGAATAGAAAGTTCTTTTTCCTGGGCGGTTACTGTTTCGTTATATTTATCTAAAAGCTCGCTTTGAATCTGCGCTTCTTCTGCTTCCCGTTTTTCAAGTTCAGTTCTGATGGCATATTGCAGTTTATAATCTGCGATTTCAAGGCTTGTGGCGGCTCTTAATTCTTCGAGACGTTCACGCAGTTGCTTTGTTGTCATTGTGGCGGCTTGCTGTGCTGCCTGTGCGTCCATCTGTTCTACTTTCGCTTTCTTTTCTCGCCAGCTCTGTTCTTCTTTCAGGATGTTTAAAAGCTCTGTTTCTTCTGCCTTGCGCTTTTTGAGATTTGAAAGATAGTTGATAGCGTTTCCTAGTGCTTCGTTATTCTGTGCGCCGGCCACGTCTTCAAGATACAAACGGCGGTTTCCGTCTTTGTCGGCTTCTTTTGCTTCTGAAAGTGTATTTTTTACAAACTCTTTGTTTGAGCGATACCCGCCACCGATAACCCAGTTTTGTGAAGCTTTTTCAAGCGCCTTGTTTACGCTCTCTGCGAACTCCTGCGCCTTTTTTGTCTGTCGTAACCAGAAATTATTCCATGAATCATAAGCGGGTTTTGTAATCTTTCCCCAGCTTTCGGCAAGGTCGCCTTGTGCCATTGCCAGTTGCTTTGCGCTTCCGGTTGCTTTTGTGGCTTCTTCTGAAATTCCTTTGTACTGTTCGGCCAGAATCCTTACAGCTTCGCCGTTTTGAAGCTGTTCTTTTGTCAGGTTCTTTGTTTCAGCTGATAAAGTCGAAAGCTTTCCCGCTTCGCCTGTGTAAGACTTGTTAAGCATATCAATAACGCTTTGTAAGCTCTTACCGCTTCCGGCAGCAACGTCAATTGAAGCGCTCATTATATCCATAACCTGCGCTTCTGTTCTTCCAGAAGCTACAAGTTCGGTCATCATTGGAATAAGTTCTTCGTCGCCATAGTCTGAAATAGACTGCAATTGCCCCGCAAACTCTTCAAGGCGTTTAACGCCTGTACCGTCCATATATGGATTGTTCTTTGCTGCCTGTGCAAGTTTTGTTTCTGCCTTTAACTGAACGTTGAAAGCTTCGGCAGTGTCTTTAATTGCCTGCAATTCTTTTTTAAGAAGCTGAACTTCTGCAGCAATGATTGCACCAAGCCCCGCACCTTTGATGGATTTTGCGGCGTTCTTCCAGGCGCTGCCAAGCTTTGAAACTGAATCGTTCTTTGCTTCTTTACCTAATTTGTTAAGACTAGCGGAAAGTTTATCAATGTTATTTTGCGCGTCTTTGGTATTCGCATTAAATTTGGTGTTTACTTCTTTTGCCATTCAAAACCCCGCTATTGTTTCAGCTGTGAATCAAACTTTGCAATTGCGGCTTTTTCTTCGTCGGAATATTCCTTTTCAATCTGCCACATTGCTTTCATTTGAAGCATGTATTTTTTATATTCCTTGTTGTCGTGTTCTTTTGGACTGTATGCCCTGTATTCCATTACTTTATTAAGTTTTGTTTCGGTCAGTCCTGCAAGCAACGCTTGAAACTTGTACCAGTGCAAGTGCAAGTTTTTTTCTTTTAAGTCTATTCCGTAGCGTTGCCAGAATGCGGAATAAATCAAATCAGCGTCTATTTCATAATCAATAAGAATTGCGTCTGGCTCGTCGCCGATGTCGCGCGGAATTTCCCGCGGTGGTTGTGCAAACTTCCTTAATTCTTCAAAACCTTCTTTCAGGTCCGCCGGAATAGCGCCTTTGTATAAAAAGTTATAGTCTTTGTATTCGTGCGGATGTTTCACCATCTGCGAAAACAGAATGAAAAACTGATAATCTGTGTTAATGCGATAAGACTTGCCGGAAACTGAAATAGAATCCGGCAAGTCTATTGTTCTGCTAAGGTCAATCATTTACGCCCGCATTAAGACGACGGCATGTCGCCTTCTGTAAAGGTTGGAACACCATTTGTTATTGTTACATAACCTTTTGTTGGTGTGCCGTTTTCATAAACGTTGCAAGAAAGTGACTTTCCGGTAGCGTTCAGCTCTTCTACTGTTACGCTGGCGTTTGTCTTTTCTGCGTAGTAGTAAGTTACGGTGTCGCCACCAGACGTAACGTCTACGCTGTCGAAAAGATAAACAAGCAAGAATTCCTTCTGTGCGTCTGAACCGATAGCACGTTTCTTGTAAAGGTCATAGAACAAGTCAAAGTCTGGTTCGCCTTTGTACATGGTAATAGAAAGGTTTTCCGATGGCTTGTAGTCCATAACTTCCGTTGTCGGGTGTTCGTCCGCGATGTAGTCTCGCTCTTCTGTCTGCGGATTCATTGCGCGGGTAAACTCCGTAGCCTTCTTAATCTGCACCCATGCCGGGATTGCCGATGTTCCATTGTTCAGGAACGGGCGGATTAAGTGTTTCTTAATCAATTGTGTCTGTTCACTCATGGTTAATAGTCCTCACTTGTATATATTGTCAGGTTAATTTCGGCGGCGGTCATTGTTTTTTCAACAGCTCCGCAGTCAGGGTAAAACCTGATTGTTCCCAATTCTGTTTCCTGCACACTGTCTTCGCAAAGTGTGTAGTTTTGCGCCACTGCCTGTTTAAAACATGCAGCATAACGACACATTCTTTTTATAAGTTCATCGTATTTGCAGCCCTTAAAAACAAAAGTCACTGTAAATTCGCTTTTTGTCACTACGTCGGAAATAGTGCTTTCGCCGTCTTCCTGTGTTTCTGGTAAAACAGAAACGGAAACGTCAGGAATTTTCAGCGGGTCTACTGTTCCAAAAATTACCGACTTTGCAGTAAGGCGGGGCAGTGCCGGCGCTGGTGACGGGTCGTCATAGTTTGCAAGCTCGTTATTAAATTGAGTTGTCAAAAAATCTTTGATAACTTCAAAAAGTTCTTCCATTACTTGCCCCAGTATTTTGACAGTTCTTTTTCAACCATCTTTTCTACATCTGGCATATAAGCGCCAGATTCCGCCCATTGTCTACCAATTTCAATAAAAGAGTGCGGGCGGTTTTGCGCTCTTTTTGTTGGTCCTGTATATCCAAAATTCAAACCGAACGTTTTCGGGAAAATTGAACTTCCCGCTTCTCCGTCCGGGTAAACGTTCGCCGTTCCGTCTTTTCTTACGTGGTAGCGAAACGCTTTTAACAATTCGCCCGATCTGCTATGCAGCGTTTCCCGGATTCCTGCATTTATTGCCTTAACCGTTCCACGTGCAATTATAGAAAGTGCTTTTCGTCGGATTGAAGCAAAACTTTTTGAAGTTCCGGCAAGTGCCTTTTGAACTTCGCTATCGTCATACTCAATCGTTATCATTAAGCACCCTCAATCTTTCGGAAAGCCGAAAGCGGTTTTAAGTACGGCGTATAGTCCACGATGTTTGCAAACGTGCGGTTTACGCCGATACTTGAATTATTATTAACGCCGATGTTTCCGCCGTCTTCCAGCTGTAAAAGCGTAGCAATGCGCAAACAAACGTTTTTGAACATGGCAACAGCGGCGGCGTCGTAGTGTTCTGTATCAGTCAGAACGGTTTCACAGTCGAAAAGCACATAGTTTGTAATAATCTGCTGTGCTGTTCCGATGTGAATAGCGATAAGCTGCTGTGAAGTTTCGTCTTCTTTCTGTTCAATCCCGTTGTATGCGTACAACAAAGCGGCGGTAATCAGCATTATTTTTCATCCTTTGGAACTTCTGCAATTCCATCTTTTACAAAGCGGGTTGCTACTGTTTCCGGCAATTCTACAACCTGTTTAGGTTGAAAAACTCCGTGAACTCCCCAGTAACCGGAAATAAAACGAACTTTCACCATTTTGTTAGTTTTTGGTGTATTTTCGTTATTATTTGCCTTGTTTTCGTTATTTTTTGCGTTATTTTCGTTATTTTTCGACATAAAAAATCCCCTTAAAATAGGGCGCTCGCATGTGGCGCCACGCCCTATTTTTGCGTTATTTTCTGGCCTACTAGCTAGAAGACTTTACAGCAAGTGAGAACAAGTCTTTGTCTGAAACCTGTTTACCACCTACGAAAGCTTCTGCCTGGAAGTAAGTCTTTGAATCGCCCTTAACCTTAATAGGTGTGATGGTGATTCCGCCGGCAACTCCCACGTGGAAGCGTGACAATGGAACAGCAACGGCAAGAACTGCGCCTGCGGTTGTTGCTTTTGGTGCCTTTGCGTCAAGGCGGATTTTAACGCCTTCAATTTCCTTGCTGCGGATCAAGCCTTCTTTGTAAAGCTTTACATCTTCGCCGCTTGTTGAATCAGACAAAACATTCTGATACGTTGCCGGATTCATTACGATCTCGAATGTTTCATCGTAACCGCTTACTTTAAGGGCAAGGCCGGCAAGATCAGAACATTTAATTGATGTCTGATTAGCGGCAAGCTCTGTAATTCCGCTTGTATTTGCAGCGGCAGAAGTCCAGATTCCTTTTACACCTTTCTGTGTATTTGAAATCAAGCTACCCTGCAAAACCTTTGTGTGAAGCTTTTTGCGGAAAGCTTTTCTGAACAATTCAGGCAACTTTGACTGAATGTCTACTGTGTTGAGCTGCAAAGCTTCGGCAGTAACACCAAGAACAGAAGCCAAGCCGTAAACCTGAATTTCTGTTGTGTTCATTGTTGCTTCGTCGTCTTCGTTGATTGAGCTTCCGCCCTCTGCTGTATCAACTGGCTCTTCAAGTCCTGGTTCAAGAACTGGAATGTTTGTTGAAGCGTTGTCGCTGTAATCGAAAGTTACGGCATTCAAGATGTCGTCTTTTTCGCCGATACCTTCAAACAACTGCTGTACCTGGTTGATTTTTCCGTTTCCGCCGATTGTGATAGCACGCATTTCTTTTGCAGCTTCTACAAAGTCGCGGTTTGTAAGGCGAATGCCTTCGCTTCCAGCTTCCGGCTTATCGATTTCTGCATAAGCTCTTTCTAGATCTGCGCGGCGTTTGTCAAAGTCAGAAAGTTTTGACTTTGCTTCCTCTTCGTTGAATTCGCCTGTACCGTGGCGAACTTCTTCCATAAATGAGCGTCTTTCAAGCTCCAGTGCTTCGATTTCTGAACGAAGCTCTTCTTTTGTCTTAATCATGGTGTTATTTCTCCTGATTCTGTGTATAAAAAACAAATCGCGCACGGCGGTTCTGTTCTTCCTTTTCTCTGGCTTCGGCTTCTGCTTTAGCTTTCTTTTCGGCTTCTTCCTGTTCAGTGGCATTGTCAGTGTCGTTTGACTGCTGGCTTGTTTCTGCTGTACGAAGCATAGCTTCCAAGTTTTCTACAACAGCCCTAAGCTTTGTTTTATCTTCTTCCGAAAGCTCTTCGCGTTTCAGAATTGCGTTAACCTCGTCAAAGTTCGTGCCGCACTTCTTAAAGAACGAACGAACGTTTGTGTTACCTTCTGGGTAAGCTGGAAAAGCGACGCACACGGAAATTTCAAGAAGTTTTACTTCCACTAATTCGCGCAAGTCGTGGTCTATGTCTATTTCGGTCCACTGGGTCTTGATAGGAATAAAACCGAAAGACAAAGTGCGACAATCGCCGCGTTTTATAATTTCGTATGCGTCGTTTCCGTCTGTTGTGTTCGGAAGGTCCACTTCAAAATGCAAGCCGTCTTCTTCGCTTCTCATGCGAAGGGTTCCAGCTGTGGAACTTCCCAGAATCTTTGTCACGTCATGGCCCAGCAAACATTTAACTTCTGCTTTGTCTGCAAGGGTTTTGTTAAAGGCAGTAGGCAAGATTCTTTCAGTTGTTCCGTACATATCAACGGAATCTGAATTGTAAGGAATCACACCTTTAATGGTGCGCTTGTCGTCTTCTACGCCGTAATCACATGCACGAATAAAGAATTCGCCCTTTGGTTTGTCGTTAGTCTTTGGTTTCATTTCTTTTTGCCCTCATAAGTAATAGTCATTTTTGTTTTCCATAATTCAGGTTTTTTGGTGAATTTTCCCAAATTATTTTCTTTCCCAGCCCTTTTAAATAGCCTACAACCATAGCAAGGGCGGGGCGTTCTTTTATATATTCTTCCTGGGAATCCTGCGGGCACCCAGTAACAAGAGCTTCTTCAACGTCTTTTTCTAAAAGTGTTTCAAGAACCATTCCGCAAGCTGAACAATTAAGCGGCAAGCCTTCTTTTTCACACATGCCGTAAACCACCGAATGCAGATTGCGGCGCACCATGTTTTCTGGATGGACCGTCTGCAAGCCGTGTAATTCATAATAGCGGTCACAATCTGGGTCAGGGTTACGGCCTAAAGTCCATACAGTATAGCCCCCCCCCTCTAAGCTCTTTTCCGGTCGGATGTGGTCGGCCAAGCCCTACGATTGCAATTTTCACTGTTTATCGTCTCCCGCTGGCGAATGCTGGTCGCTGTCGTCTCCGCCTTTATCGTTTAAGCCCTGCGCTGTAAGCTTCTGTTTTGCCATATATGCGTTAATGGTTTCATCGTTAAGCGGCATAAGATTTGCCGGCATAAAGAAGTTGTCTCCGGCTTCGATTGGTGGCAAGTTTTCTTTTGCGCGTACTTCGTTCGGTGACAAAATACCGTTTCCGATTTGTTTTGCGTATGCGTCCACACGTTTTGAAAGTGCAACTTTAAGAAGTCCGTGGAAGTTAAACTTAAAATAACAATTATCATCAATTAAAAGATTGATGGATTCTTGCAGCTGAATTGCAAGCGGTTTAATTGCAAACTCTGTAAGTAAAGTAAACAGATTTTCAAGATCAAGATTTGCGCTTTTTCCAGAAAGAAGCTCGCCAGGAAAAGCGAAAATGTTTGCAATTTCGTGTTCCTGAAACTCTCTGTTTTCGATAAGGGTTGCGGCTCTGTTGTCGGCATTCTGCCCGATTTCGGAATATTCCATGCCTTTTTTCTTAAAAAGTGGCTTTCCTGCATTCTCTGGGCCGGCATAAGTTGCGGTATAATCGTTGCGTAACTCTTCAACCTGTTCTTTTGTGGCGTCTGGAAGTGCGTTTGAAATATCAATAACAAGGCGCTTTCCGCTTATACCTTTATCGAATGCACTGTTTGTGTAGTTGTCGAGTTTGTGCGCTGTGTCAAAGGCAGCGTTTGCAGCTTTGAAAATAGAAGAACCGCCATTGATTGTCGAATAATCGAAGCGGGAAGGAATATAAAGCACATCATCATCGGTGTAACGGTGGCCGTTATGCAAAAATATTCTTTCCCGTGTGTATTGGTCGCGTGTAACGGTTGTTTCTGCCGGACTTAACCGGAATAAAGAAACAAGTTGCCCTTCGGTGCCTTTTCCTTTTTTCCAGATAATACCGCCGTTGTAATAATCGACAATTGATTGATAGAAAAAATTAAAATGCAAGTCTTCAAGGTTCGGTCTCGCTAAAACTGCATATAGCGGATGATTTGAAACTTCTTTGTTTGTGCGTTTGTTATAAATCCCATAAGACAGCCCCGCAAACTCGCAAGCTATGCGGTCAATCGTCGCAAAAGATGTGCTGTCTCTTCCTGTAAGCTTTGCGGAAGCGTGGCGAAAGTCTGATACATCGCGGGGGCGTTCCTGTGCCTTTGGATTCGGATTTGTTCTTTTTAGAAAACTAAAAAATCCCATGACGTTTATTGCTCCTATAAGTAATAGTCATTTTTATTTTTAAAAAAGTGATTTTACATCATTAAAAGTTAGTGTCGGCGGTGGTGTTATAACATCCGGGTTATGTGCCAAGCCGTGACACATAATAGATGTAATAACACCATCTATGCGGCGGGTGCTGGTTTTGGATGGCTTCATAGGTTTATAGTTGCCGTTCGGGTCCGGCCTGATTTCTGCATTGTTTATCATCCAAGCCATAACGGGGTTATTATCAACTATCAAGCCGTCCTTTATCGCTTTTTCATAACTCTTTGTCATTGGTGAAAGCTTCTTTAGTGACTGTTCAATTTCAATCAATAGAATGTCTGGGCGGTTTGCTTCCACCTTTTCTATAATGTCATGGCTTTGCCATTTATCGTAACCAAGCGCAAGAATTCTGTATATTTCAGCGTCGTTCAAAAAGTCGTTTACAATAAAATCATAATTAACAGTATTTCCGGGCGTTGCCTTAATTAAGCCCTGGTCTATCCACTGGAAAAAGTTAATATTTTCTTTCTTGTATTTCTGAAACGCCATTGCTTCCGGGATGTAGAAGCGGTGTTTTAAATATTCTTTGCCCTCATGCTGAAAAATAAGACTGTAAACGGTTAAGTCGTCTATGTTTGAAAGGTCCGTGGCAGAACAGCAAGACATATTTTCAAAATCATCAAAATCAACTTTGATTTCTTTGTTTTTCTGGAAAACTTCAAGCGGAATCCAGGATTTCTTCCCACCGCCGCCCCAGATATTGAAAGTTTTTGCTTTAAGTTCAGGAATCTTTTCCGGCGAAACTTGCGCGTCGTTTATGTCCGATTCAATAACCGACGGGTCTATAATGTCATATAAAGATGGGTTCGCTTTTTGCCATACCTGCGGGTTTTGGTAGTCGTCGCCTTCGTCGATTGCATAAATAATACAAAAATAGTCTTCCTGCGTTTGCAGTTCGTTTAAAATGCGGCGGGCTTTTAATGTTTCATCATAACATGGTACGTTTACATCTACATCGGCGGTTGTGATAATAACGCCCTGCGCGTCCTTTTTGGACCTTGTACCATATTGCATGGATGTAAAAAGTTTATCGGTGGCGTAAGCGTGGTATTCATCCAAGCAATAAAAGCGGGGCTTGAATCCGTCTGTATCTTTGGCACCGTCGCAGAAAAACGCAAGGCGTGAATTATCCATAGTTACAGCAAGCGAAAGCGGGGTGCAGTTATCTTTTAAAGCTGGGTCTTCGTTGATGATTGCGACAATTTCTTTATATGTCTTTTCGGCCAGATCATCACGGCTAGAAACAAGATAGGATTCAGAAGCGGGATATTTTATAAAATTAAAAAGCGTAAGCGGCAAAAGTAAGCCTGTTGTTTTTCCGTTCTTTCGTGCTACTTCTATATAGCCCGTGCGGTAGCGTTTGCGGTCCGGCTCGTTTTTATATCTCCATCCTTCCAGCTGGCACATGCAGAAAACTTGCCAGGGCAGAAGCTTTAAGCATTCGCCGTTCAGGTCCGCTGGTTTCAAGCTCTCTGCAAACTCGCATAATATGTCAGCGTCTTTTTGAGAATAGAAAAAATCAAAGCTTTCTTCTTTTTCTCTTTTCAGGTCGTTTTTATATCGTTTAATTGCTTTGATGGTGTAAACGCCGGCGGCGATTTTGCCGGAAAGAACATCATCGCAATATTTATTCATTATTTCGTGATATTTGCTCATTTTGTCCGATTTCTCAAAGCTAAAAGTTTATCAACGCCGGAAGCGTTCTTTTCGATTTCCTGCGATGTTTTTTGGATGTTCAACAAGTCAAGCGTAAGTTTAGAACGTGCCGACGGTGAAATATAATATTTCGCTGCAAGGTCATTAAACATCTGGGTAAGTTTCGACACGATTTTAAGGCAGATGTCATAATTCGCAAGGGCGGCAGCGTCCGAAAAACTGCATTGTGAAAATTGCTCCTGTGCTTCCCGCAACTTTTCCAGAATCAACATCATGTTTTCAAGCTGTGGCAAGTCATTATAAGAAAGCACCTGCATTGAAATTAAGTTATTCGTCAGGCGCTTCCAGTATGAGCGTACATATTTTGTTTTGATTGTCTTAGGGCAAGAAATTTTAGATTCCGGCGGAATGATAACCCCCGGCACTGATTTTATTTGTTTTTCTGCAATTTCTTTGCCATTGTCGCGGTCTTTCCGATAGGTTCCTTCAAGCTTTTTCAGCTCTACCGGCTTTCGCGGCCTTCCTGCTGGCATTAAAAACCCCCTGTATTTTCAGAATAATTTTGACATTCTCGCGCGAAAAC